TGGCTGTAACACCATAAGGTAGATTATGGGTACGGTAACCGCTCAAACCATTCTCAACAAAGCGGCAATTCAGTTAACTGATATTGCCAATGTTCGTTGGACCCGTGCTGAATTACTCAGCTGGTTAAACGATGGTATGCGCCAAATCGTGCTCATGCAACCAAGTGCTTCATCGACCACCGTCTCAAAGGTATTAACTGCTGGAACACGGCAAACAATTCCTACGGACGGTTGGTTGTTGTTACAGATTTATCGCAATATGGGCACAACTGGTACAACACCAGGTCGTGCAATTCGTATTGTGTCTCGTGAAGTGCTTGATGGGTTTAATCCCAACTGGCACACCGAGATTCCTAAAGCTGAAGTCAAGAACTACATCTATGACGTACAAGATCAGCTTGCGTTCTATGTTTACCCTCCCAACACTGGGACCCAATATATTGAGTTGAACTACTCAGCTCAACCAACAAACTTGACATCGGAATCACAGACAATTCCGATTTTTGATATTTTTCAGTCAGCACTGGTTGACTACATTTTGTTTCGTGCTTGTAGCAAGGATGCTGAATACGCACCGGGCCTGCAATTGGCTCAAGGCTATTTGGCTACGTTTACTGCTTCTGTCCAAGGTAAGACTCAGTCTGAGGCAACAAACGATCCAATCAACTCGCTTAACCCACGTAATGTGGCTATCCCAGGATCACAGACATGAGCGATGTATCTTACGAAGCATTCTTGCCTGACGTTGTTCAGTTTGTTAAAGACGTGCCCGAGATTGTGGCCGTCCAAGCCATTCGTAATGCTGCTATTCAATTCTGTGAAAAGACACGTGTCTTACAAACAGAACTTCAGCCAATGGACATGACCGCAGAAGTTTCTGTGTATGGGTTTGAGCCCGACGTTGGTTATAAAGTTGTCGACATCATGGAAGCTTGGTACGGCGATCAATTGTTGATTCCTAAAGCAGTTGAAGAGTTGACCCGCATTTATCGCACGTCCAACTGGAATGATCTGGACGGCAACCCTTATTACTATTTCCGTAGCCGCACGCAAGAAATTACGCTGGTTCCAAAACCAAAAGTAACTGAAGCTGCAAAGCTAAAACTGCGTGTTGCAGTTGTGCCATCACGTTCTTCATCTGTAATTGACGAAGAAGTCTTTGAGCGTTACTACGAGATCATTACCTTGGGCGCACGTGCGCGTTTGTACGATACACCCAACCAGCCTTACTACGAACCCAAATCTGCCCAGTTGTATTTGAAACGATTCAGCGACGGCATGAATGAAGTTCGTACTCGTGTAGCAAAAGGTTTGACCCGTGCTGCTGTTCAAATTGAATATCAAAGGTTTGTATGACCGCCGCTGCATATGATTTTGTTATTGAACAAGGTGCAACGCTAGACAAAACATTTGTCTGGAAAGACAGCACTGGAACTGTTATCAATCTGTCGGGTTATACCGCCCGTATGCAGATTAGGCAGACTGTGAGCTCTAGCACCATTTTGCTTGAGCTGACCACATTAAATAACCGAATCATTATCACGCCTGGCCAAGGCAAAATTCAGTTGCTGGTGGCAGCTGCTGACACCGGTGCTATTACTTGGCAGCGAGGCAAATACGACCTAGAATTGGTTTCTTCTACAGGTGTTGTCACCCGTTTACTGTACGGTGATGTAGAGGTTTCTAAAGAGGTTACTCGATGAGCTACACAATTGTTGAAGAATTAGGGTCAGACACAAGTCTTATTGTTGAAGACACCCCTCTTGCTCCTACAATTGTTGAAGTTGTTACAACGGGGCCACAAGGTCCTGTGGGCGCGACAGGTTCTGGACTTGCTATTAGTCAGACTGTTGCAACATACGCAGATTTACCTGCTACAGGTAGCCCCGGGCAAGCAGTATTTGTTGCTGCCACAGGGAAAATTTATATTTGGAGCGCATGATGGCATGGGTTGATGCTGGTCCTCTTTCCGGTCCGACAGGCCCAACTGGTGCAGCAGGCACCGGTATTACCATTAAAGGCACTGTTGCTACGATCAACGATTTGCCAATCTCTGGCAATAATCCAGGTGATACGTATGTCGTTTCTGCAAACGGGCATTTGTATGCATGGAATGGCGTTGCTTGGATTGATGCTGGCCAAGTTACTGGCCCGACAGGCCCCACTGGTGTAGTTGGTCCTACTGGAGCTTTAGGTCCCACAGGCCCTCAGGGTGTTCAGGGTGTCCAAGGTAACGTTGGTCCTACGGGGGCTGTTGGCCCTACTGGCGTTCAGGGTATCCAAGGCAACACAGGCCCTACCGGAGCCCAAGGCATTCAAGGAGCTACAGGCCCCACAGGTTCTACTGGCGCGCAGGGCGTGGTTGGTCCCACAGGTCCAACTGGTGCACAAGGCATCCAAGGCGTTACAGGTCCAACTGGCGCTCAAGGCATTCAAGGCGTTACTGGCCCTACCGGTCCTACTGGCGCTCAAGGTATTCAGGGTATTACCGGCCCCACGGGACCGACTGGTGCTGCTGGTGCAAATGGTGACCGATACAAGACAACCAGTGCAACTTCTTTAGCCGTTGTAACAGGTACAAATAAAACCCTGACAATTGGTACAGGACTGTCATATTCTGAAGCTCAGAACATTATCATCAGTTATAACGGTGATACCACTACTCACTTACACGGTCCTGTTGTTTCATACAACAGTGTTAGCGGTTTACTGACATTTGACGTTGTCAGCGTTACTGGTACAGGCACGTTTGCTGATTGGACGATTAATCTGGACGGTGCACAGGGTATCCAAGGCCCAACCGGCCCTACTGGCGCGGCTTCTACAGTAGCTGGCCCTACGGGTTCTGTCGGTCCTACCGGTCCAACAGGTTCTCAAGGTGTGGTTGGCCCCACAGGCGCGGCTTCTACAATAGCTGGCCCTACCGGACCTACTGGACCTACAGGTGCACAAGGCATTCAAGGTATCCAAGGCCCTACAGGTGATACAGGTCCTCAAGGCACGCAAGGTATTCAAGGCCCCACAGGATCGCAAGGTATCCAAGGTGTCACAGGACCCACTGGTCCAACTGGCGCACAGGGTAACGTTGGTCCTACTGGCGTTCAAGGTGTTCAGGGTATTCAAGGTATTCAAGGCAACGTCGGTCCTACAGGCCCCACGGGCGCGACTGGTGCTGATTCTGTTGTTGCAGGTCCAACCGGCCCCACTGGTGCAACCGGCCCTGCTGTAACCGGCCCTGCTGGTCCTACGGGCGCTCCTGGTTTTGGCTATCCGTTCTCAGCTATTACGTATTCGTTTACTGGTGATAATTCCACGACAACGTTTACGATTGGCGATGGGTTTGCTACTGATAATGTTCTTGTTTATTTAAATGGCGTTGCCCAAAAGCCGACGACAGACTTTACGATTTCGGGTACCACGCTAAGTTTTACTGTTGCTCCTGCATCTGGACATTCAATCGTTGTTCGTGCGCTAAAAGGTGACGGTCCTACCGGACCTACCGGCCCAGCTGTTACCGGCCCTACAGGTCCAACTGGTGCTCAAGGTGCACAAGGTAATCTTGGACCGACTGGCCCTCAGGGTATTCAAGGCATTCAAGGTTCGCAAGGTGTAGCAGGCCCCACAGGTCCTACAGGCTCTACTGGTGCACAAGGTGTAGTTGGACCTACTGGCCCCACAGGTTCTACTGGTGTTCAAGGCGTAGCAGGCCCAACAGGTCCCACAGGCGATCAAGGTATACAGGGCGTTACCGGGCCTACGGGTGCTCAAGGTATACAGGGCGTGGCTGGACCTACAGGTCCTACAGGTGCACAAGGTAATCTTGGCCCAACTGGCGCACAAGGTATCCAGGGCGAACAAGGTATTCAAGGTAGCGTTGGCCCCACGGGTGCTCAAGGCGCTCAAGGCATTGTTGGTCCTACAGGCGGTTCTGGCCCAACAGGTCCTACGGGTGCAGTAGGCCCAACTGGTACTGCCGGTTTGAGTGGGGATCGTTATCTCACCACCAGTACAACTTCACTGACTGTCAGTAATGCGCAAAAAACGTTGACGATTGGTACTGGTCTTGCATATTCCGAAGCGCAGAATATTATTGTCAGCTACAACGGTGATACAGTCACTCACATGCATGGACCCGTTGTTTCTTACAACGGCACTACCGGCGTTCTTGTTTTTGACTGTGTAAATAACACTGGCACAGGTACTTACGCAGATTGGACAATCAATCTTGACGGTGCCCAGGGTGTAGCTGGCCCTACTGGTCCAACAGGCCCAACCGGTGCAGATTCAACAGTCCCAGGACCACAAGGCCCAATTGGTAATACAGGTCCTACAGGACCCACAGGTGCTCAGGGTGCAGCTGGTCCAACTGGTTCAGCTGGTGCGCAAGGCATTCAAGGTATCCAAGGTATTCAGGGTGTAGCAGGTCCTACAGGCCCTACGGGCACTCAAGGTAATACTGGTTCTGTCGGCCCTACTGGCCCTACTGGTTCCACGGGAGCTGCTTCTACAGTTGCTGGCCCTACAGGCCCAACTGGTGCTGACTCTACAGTTGCAGGTCCAACCGGCCCAACAGGTAGCGCAGGTTCTGCTGGTTCCGCTGGTCCTACAGGTGCTCAGGGTGCACAAGGCCCAACAGGTCCTACAGGTGCTCAAGGCGCACAGGGTATTCAAGGTATTCAGGGTACTCAAGGTACTGCTGGACCAACAGGTCCAACAGGTTCTGTCGGTGGAGCTGGTCCTACCGGCCCTGCTGGCACACCCGCGACAACAACCTACACGCGTACAAGCTTTACAGCGTCTGCCTCACAGGCTACGTTTACTGTTACTTATACAGTAGGGTTTGTTGAAGTCTATCAAAACGGTGTGTTCTTAAATGGCACTGATTACACAGCTACGGATGGAACAAGCATTGTCTTGGCCACACCCGCTGCGGCTGGTGACATCATTGAAACGATTGCCTACACAGTTACGAATATTGCACCTACAGGCCCAACAGGTCCTACAGGTTCAACAGGTAGCACAGGTGCAAGTGGTCCAACAGGACCAACAGGTACTGCAGGCACATCGTTAACTGCAGCTACTCAAACATTTACAGGTGACGGCACAACAACTGCGTTCACGATCACAACGGGCTACACAGTGGACAATCTGTTTGTGTTCTTGAACGGTGTTTGTATGGCCCCAACATCGGACTACACAGTAACGGGTACTACGTTAACATTTACATTCACACCGCTTTCTGGACAAGCCATCGTTGTTCGCCAGCTGAAATAATTCTTGAGGTAATCAAATGACAATCGCAGCAATTTTTTCAAAATTTGCAAACAAGGTGAACTCGCTTGGTACAGCGTTCAATGAAACGGTGTATGCGATTACCGACGGAGCATCCGTAGATATCAACCCAGCAAACGGCACGATTCAGACTTGGTCACTCGGTGCAAGCCGAACACCAACAGCAACGTCTTTTTTGTCAGGGCAGAGTGTAACTTTAATGGTCGCTGGCACAACAAGTACTATTACTTGGACCACAATGGCGGTAACATGGGTGGGTGGAACTGCACCTACACTGCCAACAACTGGTTACGGTGTTATTGAACTTTGGAAAGTTAACTCAACAATCTACGGAGCTTCCGTTGGGAATGTAGCCTAATGTTTTTGACCCATGCCTTACGTGCCATTTACCGTGCAGCTGTAGTCACCGGCGATTCGCTGTGGAAGTACGTTTCCTTATTGTTAAGTGGTACTGCCCCTGCTCAAGCATTTAACGCTGATGCCAGCATTAACAACAACGTCCTGACAATTGTCGGCGATACAAAGCCAAGCAATTTTAATCCATACACACCCGGTTATTACTCGAACTACTTTGACGGTACTGGTGATTACTTAACTGCCGCTTCAAACAGTGCTTTTTATCTATCAACTGGTAATTGGACTGTTGAAGCATGGGTGTATAAAAGCGCAACAGGCAAAAAAATAATTATTGGGCAGACACAAAATAACGCAGCGCCTTACTCAGGTTGGCTAATTTATGTAGATGCTTCTGAAAAATTTGTATTTGAAGGTAATAACGGTGCTCTTTTAGGAAGCCCAACTGTTACTGTACCTTTAAATAGCTGGACACATTTGGCCGCAGTCAAATCGGGGTCTACCTTAACATTATATCAAAATGGTGTATCGGTTAATTCTGGCACAGTACCAGCAATTACAGACTACTCTGTTCAACTAACTATTGGTAGCTATCCATTTTATACTGCCGGTGCTGAATGGAATGGATACATTTCCAACTTGCGTTTGGTCAAGGGCACAGCTGTTTACACAGCCAACTTCACACCCCCAACAGCACCCCTGACTGCAATCGCCAACACGTCGTTGCTCACGTGCCAGTCAAACCGTCTTATCGACAACAGCGTAAACAACTTTGCCCTGACAAAAGCTGGTGATGTCGCCGTTCGTGGGTTTGTACCGTTCACACCGCCAACAACTGTAAACGTCAACACGCTATACAGCACGTACTTTGATGGTACTGGTGATTATTTAAGTTGTTCTTCAAGCGCTGCACAATTTGGTACA